TATGATAACAAATAAATTTGATTATAAAGAGTTAACTAGAACAACCACAGAACATAAACGGTTGTATCAATGTCCAGATGGTAATGCTGTTCCTAGTGTAACAACTATCCTAGACAAAACAAAATCAGCAGAAAAAACTAAAGCATTAGCGAATTGGCGTAGGAGCATAGGTGAAGCAAAAGCAACTGAAATAGTTACTGAAGCCGCTAACAGAGGAACACGTATGCACACTTACTTAGAAAATTATGTGCTAGGTGAAGAACTAAAAGAGACAGTGTCTAATCCCTACGCTCAACAGAGTTTAGACATGGCTAAGATTGTTATTAAAGAAGGCCTATCAAATGTAGATGAGTATTGGGGTACTGAAGTCGCTTTATACTTTCCGAAAATCTACGCAGGCACAACTGACCTAGTAGGTGTACACAAAGGTGACGATGCAATACTTGATTTTAAACAAACTAACAAACCCAAAAAACGTGAATGGATTGAAGATTATTTCATGCAATTAGTAGCCTATGCTGAAGCACACAACGAAATTTACGGAACAAACATACGTAAAGGTGTTGTGCTAATGTGTTCAAAGGATTATAAATACCAAGAGTTCATAACAGAAGGTGTAGAATGGGATATGTGGAAACAGAAATGGTGGGTCCGGGTAGAGCAATACTATAAAAAACATAGATGATTAAGTTTGCATTTGGGTGTAGTCACACTGCTGGAGTTGGTGTAGAATTACATGAGGCGTTTCCTAATCTTCTTGATGCAACTAACTACGGAGTTGAAGGAATCAGTGCTAACTTTCTTGCCAGACATCTAATAGAAAAAGTACAAGAACAAAAGCCAGATGTAATTTATATTCTTTGGCCTGATTGGACCCGCTTTGAATATATAGATAACGACGGTAATACACAACAGTCACTTCCTACAGATACTAATCGAATTCATTTTATGGAAACTGCTACTGACGAATGGTTAAAGAGCAATTTTAAAAAAGTTGTCGATAGCGTGCATACCTATTGCGTAGATAACAAAATTACGTTGATAGATGCAACACTGTATGATCTTATACCGTTTATTAATCATGCAGACAAATGGCCCGTATCTAAATTAGGACATCACTATAGCGAAATTTGGCATCAATGGGTAGCTGACATTTTTAATAACGCATCACAAAATAATACAAGATTTCCACTTAATAATGAATAAACATAAATGATTGACATACTATTTGCTCTCGTAGTTAAACACTGTATAATTGATTTAGGATTACAGAGCCAACTCCTTGCCAACAAAACACATAAGAAAGTGTTTTATTTTGGGTGTCACGAACATTATATACATCATGCTATGGGAACATTTGTAGCACTGTATTTTTTTACAGATATTTCAATGGTACTGTTAGCAAGTGTTATAGATTATCTAGCACACTGGCATATTGACTTTGCAAAACATAATCTAAATAATTGGTTAGGATATACTAGAAAAGATAAACTTTATTGGTGGGTAGCAGTAGTTGATCAGTTGTTACATTTCCTAACTTACTATCTTTTGGTCCTCTATGTTATTTCCTAGATAAATATACTGATAACAATGGAACTTTAAAAAAGATGGCTACAGTACAAATCTCAAGAATACGGCATAGACAAGGTCTAGCAGAAAACTTACCTCAACTAGCAGGTGGTGAATTAGGCTGGAGTATAGATAATAGACAGTTATATATTGGTAACGGAACCATTGCAAATGGTGCACCGGTAGTTGGTAACACAGAGATACTAACTCAATTCTCAGATATCGTCCAACTAGCAGATACTTACACATATAAAGGTGATGCCGCAGGATACACATCCAAGACAGGCGCATTAACAAGTACACCTGTAACAAGAACATTACAAGGTAAATTAGATGACTTTGTATCAGTAAAAGACTTTGGTGCAGTAGGTGATGGAGTTACAAATGATACACTTGCAATTAATAGAGCATTGTATGAAATATTCTGTCGTGAAGTAAACCCAGAAGTACGAAGAGGCTTGTATTTTCCAGCAGGAACATATCTAACAAATGATACAATATTAATTCCACCTTATGCTAAGATATGGGGAGAAGGAATGCACTCAACAGTGATCAAACTAGATGTTGATCCATCGAGTACTATTGCAACATATATGGCTAGAACAACAGACAGCCTACAACAAACAGGAATTAACATTGGTACTAACTCAGCAATAACACCTAAGAATGTTGAAATATCATCACTGACATTTGAAGCCGCTGAGATTACTAATATCTTTTTAGTAGAATCAATTGATCAAATGTATTTTGATTCAGTTGGCTTTAAAGGAACACTAACATCCGCAGATTTAAATGTAGCTACAGATGATGCAAGTTGTGTACGAGTTAATGGAACAAGTGCAAACATTTCACGTGCAGTAACATTTGATAAATGTGCATTTACTAATATGACTTACGCATTTAAAATTGATGAACGTTGTCAAGGTTGGACAGTAAGTAACTCAAAATTTGAAACACTATACAATGGTGTAGTTTTAGGTGCTTCACTAGTTGACGGTGGGCCAGTCGGCTTCCGTACAGTACATAACTTCTTTGATGAAATTTATGGTTCAGCAATTGTTTATGATCTAGTTAGCACTTGTGCTACTGCTCATAACATATTCTTAGATAATTGTGGTAAACAATTTGGTGCAAGTCCACAAGTACCGGTAATTGATTTTAATACTAATAATAATATATCAATTGGTGATATGTTTGAACGTAGCGATGCTGATAGTTTAACATTCCCAAGAATTGATGTAGGTACAACAACATCAATTGGATTAGACAATACTAAACAAATTCAGTTAGGTAGTTTTGTTCGTGAAAGTGGTAAAACTGCTACACTAACAGATAACACAGCAGTTGCGGCATCAGTATTCACAGTGGCTTCTGGAGATATAACAGCTTGGTCAATGGATTATACTATAACAAGAGGTTCTAACATAAGACATGGTAAAATGGCAGTACGCAATGCGTCATCTCCAAGTTACTCAGATGAATATGTTGAAGATGCGTCAACAGGCGTTACCTTAACAGTTGTTAATACAACAGGCACAACATACGCTTTGCAATATGTATCAACTAGTACCGGTAGTAACGCTACATTAACGTACAGTCTAACACAGTTAGGTTAGTATGTGGCCAGTCGGCTATGAAGAACGTCTCCAATCCTGGGTTCAGCTCAGACAAGATTGCGAAAACAAACCCCTTAAAGCACAACTTAACCAAATAGCAGGATGGTGGGGACATGCCCCTCGAGTAAGAAACGTAATACATTGGCAAGATAAGACAAACTGGCCGACTCCCTGGGAACTTTTGGCAGATAATAACTTTGATGAGCTTGCTATTTCTTTAGGAATGTCGTATACTTTATTAATGTTAGAAAGTATTAATACCACAGTTGAGATTGTCCAAGCAAAGGACATCTCTGCTAACGAGTATAATTTAGTCATGGTTGACAATCAGAAATACATACTTAATTATGATCCGTGGTTAGCAATAAATAGCGAGCAGGTGGATTTTAAAATATTAAATACAGTTGGCAGTGATCAACTATTACAAAAAATAGGATAGAGATGGCAGAGATTATAGTTACTAAAAGAGACGGAAGTAAAGAACCTTTAGACATCGAAAAACTGCACAAAGTTGTAATGTGGGCATGTGAAGGTACCACAGGTGTATCAGCCAGTGAAGTTGAGATTAAAAGTCACTTACAATTTTACAATGGTATTAAATCGTCAGACATTCAGGAAACTGTTATTAAGTCTGCCGCTGATTTAATAACAGAAGATACTCCTAACTATCAACATGTTGCTGGTAGATTAATTAGTTATCATATTCGTAAAGATGTATATGCACAGTTTGATCCTTGGCATATTACAAAATTAGTTAAACAAAACATTGAACTTGGTCTGTATGATCCTCATCTATTAGAAGATTACACAGAAGATGAATGGGACCAAATTAATTCATATATTAAGCACAATCGTGATGAAATGCTAACGTATGTTGCTATGGAACAATTCCGTGGTAAGTACCTCGTACAAAATCGAGTTACAGGACAAATATACGAAAGCCCACAAATGACATATATGTTAATAGCAGTAACGTTATTTTCAACTTATGCAAGAAGTTCTAGATTACAATACGTTAAAGATTATTATGACGCAATATCAACTCATCAGATAAGTTTACCTACTCCTGTAATGGCAGGCGTAAGAACTAGTCAACGACAGTTTAGTTCATGTGTACTAATTGAAACAGATGACAGCTTAGATTCTATTAATGCTACAGCATCAAGTATTGTTAGATATGTGTCACAGAAAGCAGGTATTGGTATTAATGCTGGCCGAATTAGAGCTATTAAAAGTCCTATTAGAAAAGGCGATGCTTATCATACTGGTGTTATCCCATTCTTTAAATTGTTTCAGGCGGCAACACGATCGTGTTCACAAGGTGGTGTAAGGAACGGTGCGGCAACTGTGTACTATCCTATATGGCATTTAGAAGTAGAGGACTTATTAGTACTTAAAAACAATAAAGGCACAGATGATAATCGTGTACGACATATGGATTATGGTGTGCAGTTTAATAAATTAATGTATGAAAGATTGTTAGCAGGTGGAGACATAACGTTATTCTCCCCACATGATGTGCCAGGTATGTATGATGCGTTCTTCCAAGATCAGGATAAATTTAAAGAACTATATGAAACTGCAGAACGTAATACAAAAATTCGTAAGAAAACATTAAAAGCAATTGATTTGTTTAGTTCATTTATACAAGAACGTAAAGATACAGGAAGAATATATTTACAAAATGTTGATCATGCCAACACACACGGGTCGTTTGACCCTAAAGTAGCACCAATTAAACAAAGTAACTTATGTTGTGAAATTGATCTACCAACTAAACCGTTAAACGACCTAAATGATCCAGATGGTGAAATAGCATTATGTACATTAAGTGCTATTAATTGGGGTGCGTTCAAGGCTCCGGAAGAGATGGAAAAGGCGTGCGGGCTTGCTGTGCGAGGATTAGACGCCCTTTTAACCTATCAGAACTATCCAGTACTAGCGGCTAGAATGTCGACAGAAAATAGACGGCCTTTAGGTGTAGGTATTATTAATCTAGCATATTGGTTAGCAAAGAATGACTTTACTTACAGTGATCCAAGTTGCTTACCTGAATTAGATCGCTGGGCACAGCACTGGTCATACTACCTGATTAAAGCGTCTGCAGACTTGGCAGAAGAATATGGTGCTTGTCCTAAATCAGATGAAACTAAATATCATCATGGTATATTACCGGTTGACACCTATAAACGAGATGTCGACGAGCTAGTACCACACAAAGATCTAGTTGATTGGTCTGGATTGCGTAAGCAACTTAAGAAGACTGGCATACGTAACTCAACACTAATGGCACTAATGCCAGCAGAAACATCTGCACAAATTAGTAACTCAACAAACGGTGTAGAACCTCCACGTAGTTATATTAGTATTAAGCAAAGTAAACACGGAGCGTTAACACAAGTAGTGCCAGAGTTTAGAAGATTGAAAAACAAATACGAACTATTGTGGGATCAGAAGTCTCCAATAGGGTATTTGAAGATAATGGCTGTACTCCAGAAATATATTGACCAAGGAATATCGGTAAATACTTCTTACAATCCAGAGCATTATGAGGATGAAAAGATCCCAATGAGTGAGCTGTTACAGCACGTTATTATGTTTTATAAATACGGTGGCAAGCAGTTATACTACAACAACACACACGACGGTCAAGGCGAAATTGATATTGATCGTGACGTAAGAGATAGTGTTGAATCTAATGAAAGTAACCTGGATGATGCAGATTGCGATAGTTGTAAACTTTAAATAACTACAATAAGAATATACACATGAGCGTTCTAAATACAAAAACAAATCATCTTAAGAGCCTAGCATTTCTTGACAAGAGCGGTGGACGAGGCATACAAAGATATGATACCTTAAAATATAAACAGTTTGATAAATTAACTGATCGCCAGTTAGGTTTCTTTTGGCGACCGGAAGAAGTAGATGTAATGCGTGATAGTAAAGACTTTAAAGATCTTACACCGTATGAACAACACATCTTTACTAGTAATCTGAAACGTCAAATACTATTAGATAGTGTTCAAGGACGTTCGCCGAACTTAGCCCTGTTACCTCTTGTTAGTTTACCAGAGATCGAAACCTGGATTCAAACCTGGGCATTTAACGAAACAATTCATTCACGTTCGTACACACACATTATACGTAATGTATTTTCTGACCCATCAAAAGTATTTGATGAAATGATGAACATTGAAGAAATAGTTAATTGTGGAACTGAAGTTACTAGATACTATGATGACTTAATTGAATACGGATCTTGGTATAACTTACTAGGTGAAGGAGTTCATACAGTAAATGGTAAGAAAATTACAGTCGATCGTTATGAACTTAAGAAGAAACTATGGCTATGTATTAATTCAGTTAATGCGTTAGAAGGAATCCGCTTTTATGTTTCATTTGCTTGTTCGTGGGCATTTGCTGAACTTAAGAAAATGGAAGGCAATGCTAAAATTATTAAACTAATTGCACGTGACGAAAATGTACATCTAGCATCGACACAGCATATGTTAAAGATGTTACCACAAGACGACAAAGACTACATTAAGATTAAAAAAGAATGTGAACAAGAAGTAGTTGAAATATTTAAAACAGCCGTTGAGCAAGAAGGTGCATGGGCAAGTTATTTGTTTAAAGATGGATCAATGATTGGTCTTAACGAACAACTACTAAAAGACTATGTGGAATGGATAGCATCAAAACGTATGAGTAGTATAGGACTTCCTCAAATTTATAAAGGTGGTTCTAACCCTCTTCCGTGGACACAGAAATGGATAGCAGGTGGAGATGTACAAGTAGCACCGCAAGAAACAGAAATATCGTCATACACAATTGGAGCAGTCAAACAAGACGTATCCGAAGACACATTTAAAGGATTTAGTCTATAATGTTAACAATGTATTCAAAATCAAACTGCCAGAACTGCGACAAAGCAAAAGCATTTTTAGAAAACAAAGGCATAGAGTTCCGTGTAGTTAAGATTGATGAAAATGAAACAGCAAGAGAATTTTTAATGCAACAAGGGTTTAAAAGTGTCCCCCAAATCTTTAGTGATAAAGAATTATTCGTCGAGGGTGGATTTCAAGGACTAATTAAGTTAACAGACGACGAATTAACTACTAGACTAGGATAAAAATGAATATTACAGCAAACAGCATTTACACATTTAAACTAAATTCAGGCGAGGAAATGGTAACAAAAGTGTTAGAAGTAGAAGACACATTTTTTCTAATAGAAAAGCCTGTATCAATAGCCCCAGGTAAAAATGGTATGCAAATGATTCCAAGTGCATTTACTATGGAATTGGAAAAATCAGTAAGACTAAATATTAGTGCAGTAACAATGATTTTTGAAACTAACCCTGAAGTACAAGCTAGTTATAAAACAGCAACAACGGGTATAGTTCAACCAACAGAAAAGAGAATTTTACAAGGATAAACAATGGCTGGAGTTGTACGTAGAGGAGATATTAACACTGCAGGCGGAATGGCCGTCGATGCGAGCACGACTGTGCTAGTTAATGGTAGGGGAGTAGTATATCCAGGTAGTCTTGTGACTCCTCATCCATGTTGTGGTGCAAAAGGGTGCGATATTCACTGTTCGGCTGTAGTAGTTGGCCCTGGTAGTTCAACAGTACTAGTTGAAGGCAAACGTGTGATACGTAAGGGTGATTGGGATTTATGCTCTCACACTAGAGCAACAGCTAGTTCTGATGTGACCTGTGGGTAATTAAGAATGGCCTGCGGAGGAGCACTAACTTCAATGTTAATGACAGTAGGTGCAAGCCTATTGAAAGGAGTCGGAGAAGGATTAATAAAAAGTTCAGGTATCTCTAGTGCAGTATCTAACGTAGGCTCAAATTTCCCAGGATTTAATACAGTAACAGAGGCTATTGGCGCCGCTGGCGGCCAAGGTGGGACAGCCTTAGTAACAATGGGAGGACTTACATTCCCAGGAGTCGGCAATGCTGTACCTAGCAGTTTCTTAAGTGATCTAGGCAGTA